TTTGTTTAAATGCTTTATATAGCCTATGTTCTCTTGATAACATATTTTTTTCTCCTATAGTTTAGGTTTTTATCTTTTGCATTTAGTTTTTGTAAAATCTGTGCAACATCTTCAAAATTTAATTCTCTAAGTTTTTGAATATCATTATCAAAATCTGTCATATCCATCTCAAACATATCCTTTGACAACTCATGCACATATTTTTCATCAATCGCTCTCATATATTTGAACTTCCCATTCCTGAAAGTGTCAAAATCTCCACCACTGAATCCCCATTCATGCCTTCCTTCTGGGTGATTGTGAGTTATAGAAGCGTTCTCAAAACGTATTGATTCGATTCTTTGCATAGGTAACGAGCCTTTATCACCCTTTATAACGTATATTTCTCCACGCTCAGTTACAACCATAGCACTTTCATAGGTATTTTTAACTATTTTTTCTTCATATTTTTGCAAAAGCTCTTCTACACTATTATACCTTGAATCTTTAATATTTCCAAGTAATCTGTATCTTCCTTCAGGAACTTTTACAGTTGTATTGACAAATCTTTTATTCGCATATTCAATTTCCCAGTCTTTATACTTCATATCACTTGGCACGTAATAAGTTTTTCCATCTTTATCCCTTGCAGCACGTTCTCCTTCTTCCTCATCTTCAAAATATGGAGCTGTAGTTGTCCTGCAGTTGACGTGAAATGGTGGAGCAGTTGTGCCAATCTCGTAATCCTTAAACTCGAACACTTTGCCGTCAAGGCTTTGACAAATTTCAGAAGTTCTGCTGTCAAGAGTTGCAACAATTTCGTATCGTTCAACATTTAAATCCTCATAAGTCTTAATTCTAGCTTTAGAAGCATAGGCGGCACTTTCAGTATAGACAAGTCTTGCCACGTTGCTTTTACTTGCACTCATTCTTTTAACAACTTTTTCTATTAAGGTATCTAGCTTGTCTCCACGAATAAACGCTTGAGTCATTTCAGTATGTAACGTATTTATCAATTTATTTTTATCTTCCCATATCCTGTCTGAAAAATGTTTTCCATCTGAAGCCCAAGGACTAGAAACAACAGTGTCTACCAATTTATCATTCATCTTATACAAATTTGAACCAATATCCATGCCAGTACCTTTTGCTATTTCAAAAAAAGTATGATTGTATTGGTCTTTATACAATTTCGACAAGTACTTCTCAAAACCTTTCCCATTATCATCGTACAATCTTTCTATTCTTGCTCGTACCTGAAGTTTTAATACTTCTAATCTCTCTATATGATACCTTGCACTTGCATTTTCAAGTTCTTTTACAAACTTCAAACTGTCTTCTCCTGAACCTTTTTTGATATACTCTTCCACAGCCCATTTGAACTCATCACGTTCCTTCTTGTTAAGCATTTCCTTTGCATTTGCCAATGTTACATCGTTATTTTTAGCAATCCTGTTGTACCAAATTTCGACATCTTGATTTATTCTAACAATTGCCTTGTCATATTCAACTTGCTGCTTCTTTATTTCTTTTCCAGCCATTTCATTAACACGTTTTTCTTCTTCTACAAATCTATCTTTCCAATAATCATTCATTTACATCACCATTGTGATTATGCACAACGTTCCTAAAATTTCCATAATCAGTTTGCTCTTGCATTTCTTGTTCTGAGTTTTCTTTTTTCATTCTTGCAAGTTCTTCTTGAACATCTGTTACCCAAGGATGTTGTGCAACCAATGTTTCGTCCGAAATTATCCCAACCGAATTTCTAATATCTGAAATAGCTTGACTCTCGTTTATCAATATGTCTCTATTCAACACAACTTCCACTTTTTCTTTAAGAAAATCACCTTGTCCAGTATTCTTCAAATGATTTGCCACAAACCATATCATTTCTTCAAAACTTGCCTGAAACTCTGTTTCAAAATCATTTGCTTCCAAGTCTATGTCCGAGTACATTGAACGTATGTTAAGCTGATTCGGATTATTCCCAAGTGTATCAGACTTACTGTCGAATCCACCACCATTTTCAATTATAGTTTTCTTCAGCAGTTTCACAATGCTTTCATAGTTTCCTGCATTTACTTCAACTTGTAAACTTGATACATCTCCATCTTCCCTAACTTTAACAGCACCAAATGTTGAAAGATTTTTTCTGAATTCACCTAAATTTTCACCATCATAATTTTTAATAATTAAAATTGTATTTCTACTGTCTTCCTGCATATTATTCATAAAATCACTTATAAGCATGTTTAAAGCGTCCTGTAGCGATTTTACTCTTTTAAGCAAGGATTGTTCCAGCTCATCTGCCTTGAAGCATATAAGCGGTATTTTTTGCCAGTTGTAAGGCTTGTCATCAACACTTAGGTATGCCTTCTTTTCAATTGCTGTAAGTTTTGTATTGTTCATTTTATAATACTCAACTCCAGACTTTCTGTAAATCTCAACATAGTTTTCAGTATTATATGTCCCATTTTTATAAATCTCTCGACTGTAAACTCTTATTGCATAATCAAGCTCTTCATGCTCATTATCAAGCCAGACAGGAATAACCTCAACTGAATTTAATCTCTTGAATCTTAATTTCCCTGTTTCATCAACATACAAAAATAACCACCCAAGTCCATTGTTGTAGACATCAGTGGTTACTCTTTTTAGTATTTTAAGGAAATTTTTATCAAACAGTTCGTTTAATTTATTATCATATTCCTGATTCTCACTTTTAATACTTGGAGTTTTAGAAATTATATAATTTACTTTTTGCTTTACCAATTTTTTATACTGGTTATCCACTATTCTATTATTTGGTAAATTATTAACTTCTATCAATTCACCATTTTCTCCGATAGCTGTTCTTTGCCTAAAAAGTATGTCATGTTTCCCACGATAATAATCATTCCCATCTTTCATTTCTCTATATTTCCGACTCGCAAAATACCACATTATAATATTTTCAACTTCGCTAAGATTGATATTCTGTTCTCCCATTTTATCTTTTCTCCTAAACAATTTCTTAATAAATTTAAACATTTTTTCTCCTTAATCAAAAGAAAATGTAGGGCCTTTTGAATAGCTTTCAAGTGCATATCTCATTGCGTCCATTAAATGGTTAAAATCGTCTACAGGCTTATTGACTGGATTGTCAAACTTGTCCTTATCCCACATATAGTTTGATATTTCGGTTATGAAATTCACACATCTGGGATGAATGATAATTTTATAATCCTGAATATATTGAACTCCGTTATTAATACTGTCCCTACCTTTTCTTGATTTTCTTATGCCTTTCAATCCCAAATCATAAAGTTCGTCAATTGACTTAGGCTCTTGACTATCTGCCACAATTTTTTCTTTTCCATAGCCTTTTCTGATAATCTCTTCAGCGATTTGACGGTTTTTCATTGCGTTTTTATAAATCTCGTCAAACACATAAATTTCCTTATTTGCTACATCAATCAGCCCACAGAAAAATGCTGACGGATCATTGGTATACCCAAAGTCTAGTCCGAAAGCTGATTTTACACCTTTACGTTTTGAAATTTCATTGACATCAAATTCTTTTTCTTCCCAGTTCTCATAAACAAGCCCTTCAACAATTCCCCACTCGCCTAAGCCGGCCACTTGATAACGTCTAGGATTATTCTTTTTCATATCTTCAAACAGTTTTTTATCAGACTCATCTAACCACTCATTACACATATAGTTAGTCGTTTTTGCCATTATATTTTCATCTTTAACATCAAAAAACCTTTTCTTAATCCAGTGTCTCTCGTTCCATGGATTTAACGTAAGTGTAATCTGTTTATATAAAGGTCCTTCAATTTTCCCTCTGATACTTTCATCAAGCATATTAAAATCTTGTTCCTTGTTTATTTCATAAGCCTCCTCAAGCCAAGCCCAACACAAATTCCCAGTCTCAACTGTTATTGAAGTAACTTTAAGTGGATCATCCAATCCTCTAAATAATATTTTCTGCCCAGTTGGGATATAAACCATCTCCAGAGGACTTTCTTTAATATCCCAATAATCATTCACCTGAAGTCTATTTATAGCCCATTTTAAATCTGTAAAGCAGCTATCTTTCAATGTCCTGTAAACTTTTCTTATCACAAGTAAATTTGCCCCAGGATATTTCATCATTGAATAAATAAAAAATAAAGCCGTGGTTTTACTCTTTTTACTAGCTCTACTACCTTTGCAGACCCTATATCTACCTTTAAAATTCCAAAAATCTCTGTATCCTTTTCCAACCAGTTCCGGCAGATTCACTTTTTTACTCCNGCCGTTGTCTTACTTTTCTTACTTGCTCTTGATCCTTTTACGACCTTGTACCTTCCCTTGAAG